CGGGGCCTCCGTGCTTGCGAATTGGTTCGGCATGGGAAGGGCCGCGCCCCATCGGGTGCGGCCCATGCCGTCGTCGTTTTGTTTGATTGCGTTCTGTGCGCGTCACATGTCCGGGATGAAGCCCATCACGTAGCGCTTGACGATCTCCTCGGAGACCTCCTTGAGGAGCGGGTAAGGCACGTCGATGCCGGCCGCGTCGAGCGTCCTCGACACGAGCGCCCACACGCGGTCGTTCTCGATGAGCCTGAAGAACTCGCGCCCCTCGGGCGTCAGACCCGAGACCTCGCCACCGAGGCAGATTCCGCTTCCGTCCTGGAACTCGATCGTGCTCTCTATGAGGCCGTCTGACTTGAGCCTCGCCAGCTCGCGCTTGAGCGTGGACTCGTCCCTGACGCTGATGAAGTCACCGTAACTCGTCGGACCATAGTTCGCGGAGATTATCGCGAGGACGGTTCGCATCGTGCCGTAGTCCCTTGGCATTTCAAATCTACCAGCCATCAGTCGAGTATCACAGGAGTCGCAATACCACCGCGGTCCTCCCAGATGACCGCTTGGTACCACTGCTCGCCGAAGTCAGGGTCCTCGCGGTCTTCATTGGCCATCCACTTCTTCTCGAATGAGCTAGCCTCGCTCTCCGGTACTACCCATCCGTATAGATCTATCAGTTGCTGGCCGGCAACGTTGAATGTGTTGCCATCGGAGGTGTCGAAGAAGAATCGTTTTCCTCGCTGTCTGCAGAACCGGTTCATTGCTTTCACAGACCGAACCTCGTCCTCATAGACGAGGTCACTTGTGAACCGAATCCCAGATGGAAGTGAGTTTGGCATTTCTCCCCCTCTCGAAACGCATGGCCGACACAATATGCTCGGTATCAGCATTTACGATTACGATCGTATCACCCTTAAAGTAGTAAAGACATAGTTCATTCTTTTGGCCATACCAATCTCCGTACGTCAGAGCATCGCAACCGTCTATCACGTTGTTTGTGATTGTCGAGTATCTTGCACGGTCCTCGCTCTTCGACGGGTCTACCCCGAACTCAGAGCCATGCTCTCTCACATGCCGCGCGAATCCCTTTCCAGTCCACTTGAGGTCTGAGCTGCTGAATGGAGAGCCTGCCGTACCATGCAACTCAATCTCCGCGGCAATCTTTTGCTCATCCTTGGTGTACGCGGCCCCGTTGTCGTGCTTTGCGCTTCTAACCTTGTAAGGGGTCCACGCGAATTGGCCTTTGCCCTTGTACAGCCAGTCTCTTTCCATCCCGCCCATCTCGCGGGTGAGGGCGTCCATCTGCTTGCGGTCCTCGCCGAACCTTAGCCCGGTGTGATCCTCGATGACGCCCATGCGCCGCCTCATGCCGTCCGGGTCGTACCCGCTAATCTTGGTTACGCCCTTGACGCCTGGGACGACGATGCAGTCGCATCCGTCATGGGAAGCGGCGCCTGCCGACTGCTCGCTCCTGTAGTCGAAGTCGCGTGACGCGAGCATGTAGCACCATGAGCACGTCTCGCGCCCCGTGGGGACGCGAGCGTACCTGACGTCGTTCCTGCTGCAGTTCCTCGCCATGTTCTGCATGGCGGACCTGTGCACGTAGTATGAGGCGAGGTCTGCGCTCGAGCCCTCGTAGCCCTCCCAGTCCAGTTCCTCGCCCGCGATGGCGCGGACGTAGTACCTGACCTTCTCCTCCATCTTGTCGCCGTCGATGAGGCCGTCGAATATCTGTGCTGGGTCTGCCCCTAGTCCCTCGGCCTCGCTTATCTCGTCGAATAGCTCGGCCGACAGCGCCTGGGCCTGGTCCCCGAAGACTCCGAGGCAGTCCTGCATGATCTCGATCGTCTTGTTGCGCACGTCGGCGACTGGCATCTCCCTGATGCCCGGCTCGGACTCGAGGCGCGCGATGACGTAGGCCTTCGCGTCAGCCTGCTGCTGCGCCAGTTGGAGTCGATACCTTGTCAGCTCCGCCTGCGTTATCTGCAACCGGCGTCACCTGCCTGTTCCTGTCGAGTATCGCCTGCGAGCCGGCGAGCGCCTGCGAGCGGCGCCTGTCGCTCCTGAGCTGCGCGATCTGTTCGTCGTCGTAGCCGAGCTCGCGGAGCGTCACGTCCGAGTCGGCGAGCCAGGGTATCGCGCTCACCTGCTTGACCATGGCGTCGGACTGCGAGACCACGGACGGCATGGACGGATTTCGGAAGTGCACCGAGATGGTTCCGAGCTCCTGGGCCGCCTGCCCGTAGGAGACGTTCTCGTGGGCCGCCCACGCCATTCGGCAGAGGGCCTGCGTGGACTGCTTCCAGCCGTCCACGTAGTGCTGGATGTCGACGACCGCGTCCTCCTTCGAGGCGTAGATTGCCTCGGCGGAGCTCGGGTTGTCGCTCACCACGCCGAGGGACGAGAGCGGCACGCCAGTGGAGCCCGAGAACTGGGACGCGAGCGAGCGCATGTAGTCCACGTGGGGCTGCATCGAGCCCTGGGCGAGCTGCCCGAACTGGGGCGTCTGGCCGTCCCTGGCGGGCGTCGCCGCGAAGATCGAGCCGATGTAGGCGCCGAACGGCGAGCTCTTGATCGCCTCCATCGCCTTGGGCGAGGCGTTCATGAGGAACTTCTGCGGGGCCGCGGCGAACGCGGCCGCGACGGTCATGTTGAGCATCTCGCGCTGGGCGTCGTCCACGTAGTTCATGACGGAGCGCGTGATGCGCGAGCGGCCGAACGGGTTGTCGAGCGTCGGGTGGTAGGCGACGTGCACCATGGGCGCGCGGCCCATCGAGTGCGGCGCGTACTCGGCCGACCAGCCGTCCGGGCCGTGCCTGAGCGTGATGACGCTCTCGTCCGTGAGCACGTCGACCACCGAGGGCCGGCGCACGTGGCTGTTGCGCAGGCGCTCCGTGGCCACGACGACCATGCCGGCCGTGATGCGCCTGAGCTCCTGCGACCAGACGGCGCTCGCCGCCGTGGCCGGGTAGCCTGAGATCACGACGGGCTGCTCGCCCCTCTCGGTGTCACCGAGCGTCACGGCCATGAAGGCGCACGCGTGGCGCAGCGACGCCGAGGCGGTCAGGTGGACGAGCTGCTTCATCGAGTTGCCGTCGAGGATGGCGCCGAGGTCGTCCTCGGTGCCGTCCTCCGCGCCCGAGAGCGTGACGCCCTCGTACTGGACGCGGTCCGCCCACCAGTCCACGCACTTCGCGGCCCAGTCCACGCGGGGGTCGAGCTTGCGCACGAGCTCCTTCTGGACGCTGATGCCGATGTCCTTCACGCGCACGTGGCCGCGGTAGTAGTCGTCGCGCAGGCGGTTCCTGGCGTAGTGCTCCCTCCACGTGTCGACGAGCCTCGCGACTGTGGCCGCGTCCTCGGGGTCGAGACCCTTGGCGCGGGCGACCTCCTGTCCGAGAGTGAGACTCAAAAGAACACCTCCATGTCATCGTCGGGACCTGCCGCCCCGGCCGTCCTCTGCGCGGCCCAGTGCGCTATGGCCGCTGCCTCCGCCGCGGTGGGGCTGTCGCCGCCGAAGCCCCAGCCGCCCATGCTACCGATGCGGCGGCGCGTGACGGTGAGCACGCTCTCCGTGAGCATGTCGGGGACCTCCCTGCCCTCATCGTCCGTGGCGCCGTCCGAGTACCACTCGAGCGTGCGCTCGCGCACGGCGTCCAGGAACGACTGGGCGTACTCGGTGACCTCGCCAGTCCTGACGAGGTGCACGTCCTGCGGCTCGCGCGGCCACTGGTCGAGATCCGGGTGCTCCGTCGCGCGCTCGATGCGGGCACGCTCGACGAGCGTCTTGGCGCCCGACTTGCCGTCGACGGCCCACGCGGCGCCCGTCGCGTCCGATGCGATCGCGTGGACGAGGCTCGAGATGCCGTGCGTTGTCGGTCCGCAGCTCACGAGCTCGACGTGTATGTGGCCGTCCCCGAGCCTCACGGCCACGGCCACGGCGACCGTCCCTCCGTCCGGCGAGAACTTGACTCCGAACGCCGACGGGTCGCCGGACGGGGCCGCGTGAGACGCGCACGCCGCCCACTCGCCCCTTGAGACGAGCGCGTCGTGGCGCGCCGCGTCGTACCAGTAGCCCAGGTACTCCTGGGCGAAGCCGAAGGCGTCGAGCCTGCGGCGCCCGACCCTGATGGCGCGTATGTCGGCCACGCCGGAGGCGAGCGCGGGGTGGACCCTCATCCACCTCTGCTCGTCGTCCACGTCGCCGACCTCGCCCACGCCCCACTCCCACCAGCACGTGTCAGGCGCCTTCCTGAGGGCGTCGGCGCGGAGCTCGCGGAAGCTCGTCCCGTGCGAGCCCGGGCGCGTGGGCGTCCCGAGGTATACGAACTGCAGGTCGTGGAGCGCTCCCGACGTCGTGGTCGGGATGATCACCTGCTCCTGCTCGCTCGTGAGCTCCTGCGCCTCGTCGTACACGACGAGGTCGAAGGTGTAGCCGAGCGAGGCCGACTTCGTTCGCGTTGAGAAGTGGATGCTGCCCTCCGGGGCGCCCTCGTATGGGGCCTCGAAGAAGAACGACTCCTGGGCGGTCTTGGCCGACACGCCGCGGAGCCTCGCGTTTATCGCCGGGTAGCGCGCAGCGGGGTCCCTCGGCTTGGTGCCGAAGATCGTGCGGAAGCGCCGGTACATCTCCGACGTGGTCGAGTAGTTGTGGTCGGTCCAGAGGACGGTGGCGCCCTCGGCGAGCGCGCGGTACGCGGCCCAGATGATGCCGACGATTGACTTGCCGCACTGGCGCGGGATGGAGCCGCCGATCACCGGGTTCGCGTAGTGCGAGCCGTCCTCGGAGCGCCCTCCCATGTCCATGAGCATGGCGCGCTGCCACTCCTGGCACGGGTAGCCCATCATGGCGCCGAGCTCCGCCGCGGCCGCGCCGCGCGAGCCGGCCTCGTCGTACGGCATCGAGAGGTGGACGTTTGGCGGGAGGTACCTAGAGCCTGAGGACCTCCGCGAGCCCTCCGCCTCCGCCATCAGCCGCTCGAGCCTGCTTGCCACCGCCATCGAGCGCGATCATCTCCTGTATGGTCTTTCGGTACTCGGGGGCGAGCCGCGCCACGTCGGCCGGCGCCGCGCCCTGCATCGAGTCCCATATGAGGTCCCGCAGGCCCGCGAGGCGCTGGTGGTCGGTCATGGCCGTCCCGATGGAATCGCGGCCCTGGCGGGCGTCCACGATGTGCATCAAACTGCCGACCTTGGGCCTCTCGTCCATCGGGGCCTTCGGCTCGTCGGCCGAGTCGTCGCGGAGGTGCATGTCGAGTATCTTCTTGTAGACCCCGCTCCTGCTCCTCCCGAGGTTGGAGGCCATTTCCTCGGTGGTCTTGGTCTCCCAGTTGGCCCGGATGTAGTCGAGCTCGCGCTGCGTGTAGCGTTTCGCGAAAGTCATGTCCATCGGCCTCCGATGGAATCCGTGCATTTTGCCTGTCTGAAAAAATCGGGCACTATGCCGCCGGGAGAGCCGCCGGCCCTAGGGGAGGGCATGCCCCCCGACCCGAATGCATAAATCGGTCTTTCAGGTTTCTGTTTTCAGGTTTCCAAACCAGTCCCTGCTCGACGCGACGCGAGAATGGCTC